CCCTACGTTGACAGACAATACAACGTGAAGATGCAGTTCTCCTTTAGACCGGTCAGACAACCTACTAGCACCATTGTAATAACCGAACATCCATACCTTGATAAAATACATGATTTAATACGCGGAAAGAAAATAGATGGCGGAAATCCAAACCTTGAATTACTGATAATTAGCAAAACCCGAAAATTCAAAAATGTTGATGATATTTACATGGTTCCAACTGATAAAGGCATCGTTTTGTACACACCAGATGAAGAAGATTTCGCTTATCGCAAACCCCAACAGCAGCAACTGGCAAATGAACCCTTCAAAACACAGGAACAACGTCAAAATGGTATTTTGTTTAACATGCGCATTCATGAAGTACTATCAATCGAGGAGTCAAAGTATATTGTTAATTTAATTGAGCGAGTAATTTCCGATCTTGAACAAACGATTTCTGAGCTAAAAATACGATCAACCGTTGTCCAACAATATTGTCAAAGAGGTATCGACAAAGCAACAATTGATGCAATCATTAAAGCAGCAACTTTTCTCGTGTGTTATAAATTGGTAAATCGTGAAGTACCTTCGAAATTTAGCCTTTGGCTAAGATGTCAAAAAGGATTATCATTCATGTCGCTAATTGAATCAATGCCATCCGATGCGAAGTATTATGACCAAGCTGTGAAACATGGATTATTCGAAAAATGTGCGTTGATTGAAGGACAAAGATCATTTAATATCGTTAAAAAAGCACCTCGTTTATTGATCGCTGTAATGGATGAAATACAAATGGGCGGTGGAATGTATATCAGAAAAGTAATGCAATCAAACAGTTTGACAGTCGTTGATTCACTTAGTATGAGTAAACTGGACGGAGACGAAATTAATAGTGAGCAAATTCCAACTGTTGTTTCAAGAGCAAAATCATCTTTGCAAATTAATGAGTCAAAAACTGAAATGAGCGGTGGTAATCCAGGATGTGATACAGTCGACAGAAATGTAGTAAAAGATGCGTTTGCCGATGTTTTCAACTAATAATGATAATGAGCAGTGAGTGATGTATGGGAGTTGAGTGTTGTGCATGGTCCGGTTTGTTGTTTAGATGGCGTGGTAGTCGGAGGAGCTCGGGGCGACCAATTGCACTTAAGAGGGTACCGATGA